ATTTTGATAAGAAAGCACATGAGATTTATAGAAATTGGTATATAGATGGTAGAATACATTATCATAAAGTAATTGATTTAAAGAAACCAGAAGAAGGAATAGTAGAATTAAGATATATTGATGCGATGAAAATTCGCTATGTGAGACAGCAGAAGAAGCAAGAAAAGGATGTTAGAATGGCTAACATCAATAATGACAATCCTATGGAATATGAATTTCCTGAGATTGAAGAGTATTTCATTTATAGTCCTAAAGCAACTTGGCCTGCTCAAAGTCCATCTGCAATGACTGGTGGAAATAAAGGAATCAAGATGACTCGAGATTCTATTGCATATTGTACCAGTGGATTAGTTGATAGAAATAAGGGATCAACTTTATCATATTTACATAAAGCAATTAAAGCAGTCAATCAACTTAGAATGATTGAAGATAGTTTGGTTATATACAGATTATCAAGAGCACCAGAAAGAAGAATATTCTATATTGATGTAGGAAATCTTCCAAAAGTTAAGGCAGAACAATACCTCAGAGACGTAATGATGAGGTATAGAAACAAGTTAGTATATAATGCAGACACTGGTGAAATTAGAGATGATAAGAAATACATGTCTATGTTGGAAGATTTTTGGCTACCACGTAGAGAAGGTGGTAGAGGAACTGAGATTACTACTCTTCCAGGGGGACAAAACTTAGGTGAAATCACAGATATTAAGTATTTCCAAGAGAAACTTTATAAGTCACTTAATGTTCCTCCTACTAGAATAGGTGGAGATGGTGGATTTAATTTAGGAAGATCATCAGAAATACTAAGAGATGAAGTTAAATTTAGTAAGTTTGTTGGTAGATTAAGAAAAAGATTCTCTAATCTGTTCAATGATATTCTTAAGACTCAATTACTTCTTAAGAATGTAATTACCCCAGAAGATTGGGATATTATGAGTGAGCATATTCAATATGACTTCCTTTATGATAACCACTTTGCAGAACTAAAAGATTCTGAATTGTTGGCTGAAAGACTAACTATGGCAGCATCTGCTGAACCATATGTTGGTAGATACTTCTCTCAAGATTATCTAAGACGTAAGATTCTTCGTCAAACTGATGAGGAAATTATTGAACAGGATAAGTTGATGAAGAAAGAAATTGAGGATGGGGTAGTACCTGATCCAGCAATGATGATGATGGACCCAACTCAAGTAGAAGGGGAAACATCAATGGGTGGTGAAATGGGACAACTTCCTATGGAACCAGACATTAAAGATACAACCAAAACTAAGGTAGAAATGCCTAAAGGTGGTGAAATCTAATAAATAAACTATAAGGATTTAAAAACAATGGATGAATTAATGGATATGATTACTAAAGACGAAAGTCCTTCTGGAATCAGTGACGCTATTAAAGATGCTCTTTTTGCAAAGTCAGCAGAAAAAATAGGTGCTCATAAAGATACTGTAGCAAATTCTCTTTTTGGAACTCCTGAAGATGAGGAGCAATTACAAAAAGATGTAGAAGGTTATGCAGATACCATTGCAGGAACAGATAGAGAAGAACCAGAAGTAGAGTCTGAACCTGAGGGTGAGGAATAATTATAAATAAATAAAATGATTACTAGGAAATAGAATGGCCATAGCACTTGTTGGAATTGGGACTACAGTTCTTGCTACTACCACAGCTACTACTCAAACTCCTGCTTTCACTCCAAAATCTCGATATTTAAGATTAACTGCTACTGGCACTGATATCAATGTAGCAATAGGAACCAACCCTCAAGTTGGTCAAGGTGATCTACTGATTCCTAATGGAACTAGTGAAACATTATCTATAAGTAATGCTTCAGCAAGAGTATCAGGAATAACTACTGGAAATCCCACTTTAGTAGATTTATCACAAGGAACTCAATCTCCTTTTGGAGTTGGTGATTATGTAACTATGACAGTAGGACAAGATTATTGGACTACCAATCTTTCAGATGTACGTGTAAGTCAGGTATATACTGGTTCTGGTCATGGTGGTTATTATAGTTCCAGAATTGCATTAGAATTTAATTCTGGTGCATCAGGAGCTCCTGCTTCATGGGTTGCACCAGGTGGAGGATTGCTTAGAGCATCTTTAAAAGTTGGTGCTAAAGCTCATAGAACTGGTATTGGAACCGTTCACATTCAACAAGTTCAAGTCTCTGGAGACGCATAATGAAACTAATTAGAGAAGAAATCGAAACAGTTGAATTTATCGTCGAAAACAGAGGCGGTAAGAAGCAACTCTACATTGAAGGAGTTTTCCTTCAAGGAAACATAAAGAACAGAAATGGTCGTATGTATCCAATGGAAACTCTGAGGAGAGAAGTTGGACGTTACAATGAGAACCATGTAGCATCAGGAAGAGCACTTGGAGAACTGGGACATCCAGAAGGTCCAACTGTTAATCTTGATAGGGTTTCTCACAAGATAGTATCACTTAAAGAAAGTGGTTCTAATTTTGTAGGAAAAGCAAAAATCCTTTCTACCCCTATGGGTAAAATTGCATCCTCATTAATAAGTGAAGGTGTAAAGTTAGGTGTTTCTTCAAGAGGTATTGGTTCATTGAAGCAAACTCGTGAAGGAATTAATGTTGTTGGTGAAGACTTTATGTTAGCAACAGCAGCAGATATAGTAGCTGATCCTTCAGCACCAGATGCATTTGTTTCTGGAATTATGGAAGGAAAAGACTGGGTATGGGATGGAGGTGTTCTTCGTGAGAAGTATGCTGAAAAAACATACAAAACGATCAATACTTTGGTTGATCAGAAAAAATTAGATGAACATAAACTCAATTTATTTAACGACTTCTTATCAAAGTTATAAGTTATCTAAATAAATATAGTTTAAGTACTCGGTAATCAGAGGGTTTACAAATGTCTCGTGGAGATTTACAAGAAATGGAAGTAGGCACTAAGCAATCCAAGGGTCCTGTTAATGCTAATGCAAAACCAGGAGATCCTATGAAAGGATTGACAGATCCTGGTAAAGGACTGTCAACTAGTTGGGAAGATCTAGGTGGCCCTACACCAGAAAACTATAAACCAGATAATGATTCTGCGAAGATAAAAGAACCTCGGATTAAAACTGTAAAAGATGTAGTTAACAAAGGTGCTAAACCTGCTGAACCTATGAAAGGATTATCTGCTAAAGAAGCTCTTAAGTCTGGAGACGAAGTAGAGCTTGAAGACAACCAAGAAGTTGTAGCAGAAGAACCTGCAACAGAGGAAGTAACTACAGAAGAAACAGTAGAAGAAGAAACTATTGAAGTTGACATCGAAGCAGATGTTAATGCTCTTTTAGGTGGTGAAGAACTATCAGAAGAGTTTAGAGAAAAGGCAAAGACAGTTTTTGAAGCTGCTTTGCAGTCTAAGGTCAATCAGTTGGCTGAGGACATGCAAGCTAAGTATGATGAGAAGCTTGCAGAAGAGGTAGAGTCAACTAAGTCTGAATTGGCAGAAAGAGTTGATGCCTATCTTGAGTATGTTGCTGAAGAGTGGTTCGTGGAAAATGAACTTGCTATTGAGCATGGACTCAAAACAGAATTGACTGAATCATTCCTTGGTGGAATGAAGAATCTTTTTGAAGAACATTATGTATCAATCCCTGAAGATAAATATGATGTGCTAGAAAGCATGGTAGAAAAACTAGATGACATGGAGACCAAGCTCAACGAGCAAATAGAAAAGAATATTTCACTTAATGGCAGACTCGGTGAGTCAGTTGCTAGTGGAATTTTGGATCAAGTTTCTGATGGCCTTGCTGCTACTCAGAAAGAAAAGCTCGCCTCACTTGCCGAAAGTGTAGAGTTTGAAAGTGAAGAGCAATATCGTGGAAAGTTGGAGACCCTGAAGGAATCTTATTTCACAGGTTCAACTCCAAAAGCTACAGGAGAAACAATTTCTGAAACTGTAGAAGTTGCATCTGGTGATGTAACAGGTTCTATGGCTTCTTATTTAAAGACACTATCTGCTGTTGCTAAGAACTGATTTTAGTATTTTAATCAAACAAAACAAGAGGTAAACGCAAATGTTCAATGCTGAACATCTGCAGGAAAAGTGGGCTCCTTTGCTTAATGCAGAGGGTGTAGATGAGATCAAAGATCCCCATCGTAAAGCCGTCACCGCTGTCCTGCTAGAAAACCAAGAAAAATTTTTAAGAGATGAGCAATCTTTTGCTCAAGGGACTATAAATGAAGCAGCACCAACTAACTCCGCAGGTAGTAATCCTGCTGGTTTTAGTGGTAGTGCTACTGCCGCTGGTCCTGTTGCTGGATTCGACCCAGTTCTAATCTCATTGATTAGACGTTCAATGCCTAACTTGGTCGCTTATGACCTTGCTGGTGTTCAACCAATGTCAGGTCCTACTGGACTTATCTTCGCAATGCGCAGCAGATACAATGCGCAGGATGGCGATGAGACATTCTACAATGAAGTAAATACAGCATGGTCTGGTGAGAATAGTGCAAATAACCTAGAAGATGGATTTGCTGACAAAGCAGCTGGTTTAGGTACAACTAACCAGTCTGGTAGCAACCCTTCTGTTCTTAACCCAGTATCTAGTGCTTCCTCAGTTGGCTACAATGTCGGTGAAGGAATGACCACTGGTGATGCTGAAGCATTGGGTGATGCTGCAACAAATTACTTCAACCAGATGGCATTCTCAATTGAGAAGGTCACTGTTACTGCTAAGTCAAGAGCCCTCAAGGCTGAGTACTCATTAGAGCTTGCTCAAGACCTCAAGGCAATTCATGGCTTGAATGCAGAAGCTGAACTTGCAAACATCCTTTCTACTGAA